TCTGGTTTAGAATTTACAACAAGTGTACCTCCTAATGAAATTGAACAAGATGCACAATATACTGCTTATATTCAATCTGATACTGATATTACTTTTTCTAATATTACTTTTCAAGTATATAAGTATAATGGAACAAATATATTTTTTCCTATAACATTTACAAAGAATTACGCAATTACAAACTATCAATATTCTAATTCGTTTAATTTTAGTATTAGCCAACAAATACCTAAGATGAAAGTTTTAGATTTCTTAACATCTATATTTAAGATGTTCAATCTTATTGCTTATGTTGAAGGAAGTACAATGGTCGTTAAAAGTTTAGATGATTTCTATGCTAATCCTTCTGATGATTCTCCTTATGATATTACAAAGTATGTTGATGTAAATAAAAGTCAATCAAATGTAGCTTTACCTTTTAGAGAGGTTAATTATTCTTATAAAGGATTAAAAACATTTTTATCTAAAAGACACGAACAATTATTTAACGAGGATTGGGGTACAGAAGAATATACTGGAGAGGATAGTGCTATTTTATCTGAGGGTATATTTAAGGTTGAAGTACCTTTTGAGCATATGAAGTTTGAAAGATTATTAAATATAGCGAATCCAAATCCACCTACAGATATACAATGTGGTTATTCTGTAGATGATAATCAACAAAGCTATATTGGTCAGCCTTTAATATTTTATATGGATTTAAAAACACTTCCTACAGATGGAACAATATCTTTCGTTGATACAGTAGGTACTGAGGATGGAGAAGATAATGTAGCTACAAATCATATAGAGATTTCATCTTATTATGCACCTGCTAATTCAGATTTAGAAGTTACTTTACCTGAAAATAGACAATCATTACATTTTAGCGATGAAGTTGATGAATGGGAGTTAAATACTACAACTGAAACTTTATTTAAAAACTATCATAAAAATTATATTTCAAGTATTTTTAATCAAAAAAATAGGCTTACTAAGATAACTGCTTACTTACCATTAAAGATACTTTCAAAATATACATTAGCAGATAGGTTTATAGTATCAGGTAAAAGCTATAAGATTAACTCAATAGAAACAGATTTTTATACAGGTAAATCTGAAATAGAATTATTAAGCGACATATAATGATAAGAGAAACATTAGAATTACTAAGAAATAACGAGTGGTTAATAGAAGATAAGGATATTAATATAGCTAAAGGACTATATGAAATGCCTTCAAGTTTTAGAGAGTTAAGAACAAGTATAAAAAGAAAAAAACTAACAAGATAATGGCTGAGGAAAGTAAAATTTTTTATAGAGTAATAGTACACGGAGAAGAAGGTTTGGCAACTATTCAGAAAATGAATGGTCAATTTGTAAAAACGAAAGTACCTGTAGAGAATTTAAATCAAGAATTAGATAAATTAAATGGAACTTTATCTCTAACTACAAGTCAGGCTGGTAGGCAAATGTCTAAATTCAAGAAGTTAAGAGGGGATGTTCAGATTAACTCTAAAGAATATCAGAACTTAACTAAGAGTATGAGGATGTATCAAAAGCAAATTGATATGTCTACAGGAGCTACAGGGTCAGCTTCATCTGCTGCAATGGAACTTGGAAGGGTTGTCTCTGATATGCCTTATGGTATTCGAGGTGTTGCGAATAACTTGTCTCAGTTCGCTTCCCAAATGGCTTATTCTGCTAAATCTACAGGTAGTCTTAAATTAGCAGTAAAAGACTTGTTTTCTGCTTTAACTGGTCCTTTAGGTATATTATTAATTATTCAAGCAGTTATAGCTGCTTTTGATAATTTTGCAGGAAGTACTAAGAAATCAGAGGAAGCTATAGATAGCTTTAATAGTCCTATAGCTAAAGCTGGTTCTAATTTAAAGATTTTAAGACAAGCTTTAAATGAAGGAACTATATCTACAGAAGAAGCTAATAGAGCTATAAATAAAGCGAATTCAGAATATGAAGATTTAAATCTAAAATTAGACGAAAATAATAAACTTACAGATGATAGTGTAATTTCTATTGATAATAAAATACTTGCATTAGAAAGATTAGCTAAAGCACAAGCTATACAGTCATTAATTGAGACAGAGTATTCTAAAACAGCATCAGCAAGAGCTAAACTTGATGCTGATTTGACTGAAAAAGGATTAGATTTAAAAAAATTAGAAATAAGAAAAGAAGAAGAAAAAGCATTACTTGAGGGAAAAACAGGTGTAGCAAGGAGAAAAATTCAAAGAGATTTCTTGACTATGAATGAAAAACAAGGAGTTGCTTTAATAAATAATTTTAATAAAATAGAGAAAGAAGGTAAAGAATCAATACAATCACTAATGAATCAATTAAATGAAGAAAATTTGATTGATGAATTATTCAAATCTAAAGGAGGTAAGGGTAAAGGTAAAGACAGACCTCTCGTAGAATGGTTTTACAATGAGATGGCAGGTCTTGGAGATATTATTAAAGATGAGAATTTTGATGATATAAGTGATACTGCCAACATAACAGGAGAGATTATAATACCTGCAGAATTAAGCTTAGCAATGCCTTCTGAAGATAAACTTGCTATATTCGCAGAAAACTATAAAGTTTTAATGTCAGGTATTAATGAATTAATTAGTGGAGAGTTTGAAAGGCAATTAACCATAGAACAAAATAAAACAAATGCTCTTAACGAGGAATTAAATAATAGATTATTAAATGAAAAACTATCTGCTGACCAAAGAAAAAGTATTCAAAATGAAATAGCTCAAAATGATGAGAGATTAAGAGTTAAACAAGAAGCTATAAAGAAAAAGCAGTTTAAACAACAGAAAGCATTTAATATATCTATGGCAATAATAAGTACATATTCTGCTGCTGCAAAGGTTTTAGATGACACTAAAGGTGGTTCTTTTGCAAGAATTGCAGGAATGATAGCAGTTATAGGTTCAGGTTTAGCTCAAGTAGCAGCAATATCAAGACAGAAATACCAATCATCATCAGCAGCAACACCTATTAATACTACAGGAGGTGGTGGTGGTGGAGGAGCAGGTGCAACTGAACGTGCAGACCCTTCGTTTAATGTAGTAGGAAGGTCTAATGAAAACCTACTTATAAACGCTATACAAGCACAGTTTGATAAGCCATTAAAAGCTTACGTAGTATCGAGAGACGTTACTAATCAACAACAGTTAGATGGTATGATTGTAAGTCAAGCAGGTACTTAAAATAAAACAGAATAAAATAAAACAAGTTATCATAGTATAAATAAGTTAAATATGGAAGAATTAGATATAATAGAATTATTTATAGACGAATCAAGAGAAGAAGATGGAATTGATGCAATATCATTAGTAGAATTTCCAGCTATTGAAGAGAACTTTGTAGCTTTAAGTAAGCATAAAGTAGAGTTCAAAACTGTTGATTCAGAAAAAAGAATAATAGTTGGTTTAGCATTAGTGCCAAATAAGCTCATATACAGACGTAGAGGTGATTATGAGTACAATATAACGTTCTCTACCGAAACTGTAAGAAAAGCGTCTGAGCTATACTTAAAACGCCTTAAAAACAATAATACAACATTAGAACACGCTGAATTTACAGGAGGTGTCTCTGTTATAGAATCTTGGATAGTAGAAGACCCTGAAAAGGATAAAACTGCTTTATACGGATTAAATGCAGTAGAAGGTGCTTGGGCAGTTACTATGAAGATAGATAATGATGAGGTATGGGAAGATGTTAAGCAAGGTAAATACTTAGGATTAAGTATTGAAGGTATGTTTAGCGATAACGTAGAAGATATTGAAGAGGTTGAAGCAAGTAGTGTGTTAGAAGAGATAAAGAAACTATTAACCGAAGATGTAGAATTAAAGTCTTATAGTGATTATCCACAAGGTGCAACTAATAATGCTAAGAGAGCATTAAAATATAAGAAAGAGAATGGAAGTTCTTGTGGTACAAGTGTTGGCTGGACAAGAGCAAGTCAGTTAGCTAACAGAGAACCTTTAAGTAGAGACACTATTGCGAGAATGGCATCATTTAAAAGACATCAGCAACATAAAGACGTACCTTATTCAGAAGGTTGTGGTGGTATTATGTGGGATGCTTGGGGTGGTTCTGCAGGTGTTAATTGGGCAATATCTAAACTAAAAAAGATAGACAATGAGAGCTAAATATTGCAAATGTAAGAATACTTATTCTATTGATTGTGATAAGTACTTAAAGAAAAGAAAATGCAATGCAGACGAGTATTGGAAGCAAGGCATAGGCTCAATTCACAAGCAAGAAGAAGAGTAAAAATACGACAGTAAAATTTTAAATAGTTATATTAATATAAACCAATAAGTATGAAAGCGACAGAAATCCTTAATAATGTCAAAGAGCTTTTAAATCTTTCTAAAGAAGAGATAAAAGTTGAAGACATTGCAGTTGAAGAATCGGTAGAGTTATCTACAGAGGAAGTAACTGAAGAAGTAAAAGAGGAAGTAGAAGAAGTTGTACTTGCTGAAGAGCCTAAAGAAGAGGTTGTAATCGAGGAGGAAGTTGAAGCTCCTGCTATGAGTTACGCTACTTCTGAAGATTTAGCAGCAGTAAAATCAGAACTACTTTCTATGATTAAAGCATTAATCGAAGATAAACCAATGGGAGAAGCTAAAGAAGTTCCTCAAGAGTTATCTAAACAAGAAGAAGTTGAATTATCTGAAAATGTAGAAGAAGTTGTACATTCTCCAGAGGCTCAAATCGAAAAGAAAAAAAGTTTATTATCAAACCCAAACAAATCTATGACTATCGAAGATAGAGTTAATAGAATGTTATTCAATTAAAAATTATATAAAATGGCTACTACTACAGACATCGTAAACTCAAGTTACTCAGGAGAATCGGCAGGAAAATACATTTCTGCAGCTCTATTATCAGGTAACACTATTGCAAATGGTGGATTAACTATCCGACCAAACGTAAAATTTAAAGAAGTTGTTAAGAGATTGGAATTAGATGGAATCACTAAAAATGGTTCTTGTGATTTCAATGACACTTCAACTTTAACTTTAACTGAAAGAATCCTTGAACCAAAGGAATTACAAGTTAATTTAGAACTATGTAAGCAAGATTTCCGTTCTGATTGGGAAGCAATCTCAATGGGATATTCTGCATTTGACAACTTACCATCTTCTTTCCAAGACTACTTAATCTCTTATGTTGCTGCTAAAGTAGCACAAAAGAATGAGCAGAACATATGGGCAGGAGTTGATGGAGAAGGTTCATTTGACGGATTCTCTACTTTATTAGCTGCAGATACTGATTTACCAGCTGCACAAGCTATTACAGGAACTACTGTAACTGCTGCTAACGTAGTTGCTGAATTAGGAGCAGTAGTAGATGCAATTCCTTCTGCTTTATATGGTAGAGATG